CTGACTCATAGTTTGGAGTGTTCGTCGGTATATCCGCCGCTCCAAATGTAAACTCAAAGTTACCATCTGCATTAGGTGTGCTCATCTGAGGATAGAATGTATTTATCACTTTGTAGCCTGATAGTGGCGTCCCCTGTTCATCCAGATCTATACCTGTTCTCTCTAAGAACGCAGGTTTACTTACGGTAGTATCTGCCGCTTCAGTTAAAGATCCAAGGTCCGGCAAATCGAGACCATACATTGTAGACCTAGAGACACCAGTTGTTGACTTGGATACCATCAGAGCGTGGCGTTTAAACTCAGACTCTTGGCTCAAGTAAGTACCACCTGCGTTATCGTAGGTTAGGTTAGAACTGACTGAACTATAGGATTCCGCTGACGAAATGTTAGCAATACTTCCACTCACCACATTGGGTAAATCTTGGAAGGTCCAAGTATCCTCTTTGTAGTTGTAGACGGCTGCTCGATTACACTTGTCTCCGTCTTCGAATACAGCAAGGTCGTCACCGGAGTGATAACAAAAGTATACCTCTTCAAGGTTAGCGTTATGTAACACAAAACACTCGCCTCGTTTGTTGTAGTCAATGCCGTTAAAGATGTAGTCCCGGACCCGACCGTCGCAGATAGACTGCCTAGTGTTGCCATCGGTGATATAGATATCATCGAAGTCAAAAACGTAGTGCTTGCCTGTTACCTCAACTATACAGTTTTGGCTCATAACCCCTGCGTCGTCGAATAGTTTGCGGAAGTTAAAGATGAACGAACCACCAACAAACTCCATCATCCACACTTGGTCAGACGAGTAGATCAAGAAGTTCGATCCAAGGGTAGCACCGTCAACTATAGATGTTTTCATCTGTACAAGGTCGTTGAAACCTGCCGACTCTGTAGTGTCTGTTTCGTCCCAAGTAGTAGGGACATTGTTCGACAATGCTGTAGTACTAAAGCGGACCCTGTTCTTATGATCGACACCGCCTTCTGTAGTGTTCAATGCAATCAGGAAGTCTCCGAAAGATCTGAGGGCTTTTGCTCTGTATGTCGAGGGCCAGTTGGGCAGGTCTGTGAAACTAGAGTTACTAGAAGTCCTATGCAAAGGGATCTGGTCACTGCGGTTTACATAGATGACATTTGCTAAAGTTGTCGCTGTTACTTCATGTAGAGGTGATTGCGTAGTGGCTGCATGTCGTGTCGTAAACACACCGTTACTCAACTCTTTGATCTGGAAGGTATCGTCGATCAACAGGACAGTATCGTAACCTGTGGCTGACTGTATGCCATAGGCAAAAATTGGGTTGCTTATTGTACTGGTTGGACTGACGTCTCTAAAGACTGGACCGTGGGTCACTTTTCCTTCGTGGAACCTGACGTTCTTGCCTCTAGTGAAGCCGTTGATCGGTAGGTTGTAGGGGTCAACGTCAGTGACCACACCTACAGAACCTAGTCCTCGGACTGGTAAGTTAGGCACTACACCCTCCTCCATTCTAATAGTTTTCTTTTGCTAGACTTCCTTTGCCCACTCGTAACAAGTAAACTGTTCTATCCGCCATCCTTGCATTTGGACATCTACGACACCAACGCTGAGATTTGTCATACACGCCTTTTTATCTGTAAATATCCTTGGGTGCGATATGGTTTGACATTCGCTTACATGGAGCGAACAAGCGAAGATTATTGCACTAAACATGACTTATGCTTCCTTTCCCATCCATATGGCGAAGGCTCCTGTAGCGGATCCCATTACGACTGATACTAGGGCTGACTGTTGTGTGTTAGGGTCCGGAAGGTTCATAAACCACTCCACCACCCTCCACGACATGACTGTAAAAGCAACCATCATGAACCGAGGCCATATCTTCCAGTCATCTAAAAATGTTCTAACGCGCTCGACCATATTCCATCGAGACCTATGTTAAGCGCCTTGCCATTACCCATAAATCCACGTCTGCAGCAAAGAGAGTAGTGAACCTATATCTTACAGTAAAACCCGTAGTTGCCTTTGCAATAAGCCACCATTGATAGCGACCATCAGATGTGAGTAGACTCTGCATATGAGAGTCAACAATGTAATCTGTGTCCGCTTGCTCAGTGCTAAACACAAACTCAGTGTCGCCTACCGCTGACCTAGTTGCAGAAGCGAAACCATAACTGTCTGTTTGGGTTGCAGTAGTACCACCACTGTAAGTCACATAAGACTCAGCGAAGGCTTTAGCAGTAGGAAGGGCCACTGTCCCAGAAGCCAACCCTGTGACGTGACCGTAGGTGTCTACCGTTACATCTTGTATAAACGTCAGTCCGCTATTGTTGACACTTGCCTGACTGGAAGTGTCTGCGTGTGTTAAAGTAGGCGATCCAGAGGTTCCACCGCCCGATAATCCGCTACCTGCGACTACCCCAGTTATCTTGGTGTCCAACTGTGTCTGGATGTTACTGGTGACGCCATCGGTGTAGTTGAGTTCCGCTGTAGTCGCTGTGATACCATCGAGAACATTAAGTTCTGCTGTTGTAGAGGTAATGCCGTCGAGAACATTGAGTTCTGTGTGAGACGAATTGATGACTCCGGTTACGTTTGGTAACGTGGTTTTTACCGCTGACTTGATGAGACGTATGTGGTCGTCTGCTTGCCCCAAGCCGTCTGTGGCGACAGGGTTCGAAGTGTTCAGTTGGTCAATAGTGGCTGCTGTTTCTAAGCCCATCTTAAAGTTCCTTTTGTTTTCAAAAGTAGCCGCTGCTTTAAAAGGACGGACTACAACAACAACAACGCCGACCTTTAGTCTACTTTTTGAAATTGATCTTTTTCGTTGGTGCGTGGGGGTTGATTTTGGCTAGGGAACCTAATTTTTTATAGGTCGATCCACTAAGCCTCTGTTTTTACTGGTGTTCTTTGACAGGGGACAGAATATCCCCAACGATACTGGGGGGATGCAATGGTTGCATCGCTAGACATTAGCGCCATTAGTGAAACTTATCTGGCTGAAGGCTTTTTCTTTTTGATACAGATAGGGACCAAAGCCACTCACAGTCACTCACAGCCTCATCAGACCCTCGGATCACTCCAAGGTGGCCCACGATGCCTCAGCCTCTCTCGTCGCCTCTCGTGCCTACGTCTCTCGCCCTCTCGCTGCTCATAGAACACAAAGCGCAGCCAGTGCCACACGACACAGCCAAACAATAGAACAATCAGCCCGACTTCGAGAGCCAAGACCAACACCAGATCCAGACGGCAACACAAGCAGCGACAAGTCTACCCACGATCTTTCTTAGGCCTTCGATGAGGCGACACATAATCTCTTTCAGTTTCTTTAGCATCTTTAGTAACTCCCGATCTTTTGTCTGTGTTATTAGTTGCGAGAGGATCACCTAACGGTCGAGGGTTGGGCCTCGGATCATGGGATCGACTCTCGCGCCTCAAGTACCTCAGTCTATATAGACTAAGGTTACTCAAGTTCTTTTGTTTGTGTTCTTTGTGTGGTCGTGGAGGATGTAATCTATAGGCGACTATAGAGCAGAGGTCGTTGGTACTTCCGCTTTCTTCCCTTCTATAGGGGGACATAAGGTGTTCTATTGTCTCTTTCAGTCACTAATTGCCTGCCAAGGGGTTGACAGGGGATGTCCGTTGATTCATTAAGAGGTCAACGAGGCGTTGGGGCCTTGTTTGACTTTAGATGCGAGGGGACTGTAACTCCCTCGCGGAGACGCACGCCTGGTTCGATTCCAGGGTCGCCCACCACTTCTAAAGCAGACATAAAGTTCCGACATCCTCGTCTAACACAGACAAGGAGAGAACATATGTCTAAAGAAACTAAATACTATACATTAATCCTGAACTATGGCGTCGAAGGTGACGAGTGGGTTGACGTCTATGGGTCTTACTCACGTTCAGAAGTCGTTGATGTTTGGGAGGAAGGCTTCAAAGGCTATACTCACGAATACTATGGCGACGTGTGGCGCGAAAAGCACCATATCATCATCGCATATGACGGATCAGCAAAGGTCCTTACGGCTGTTCTGGACACCTTGAACGGAAACTTGAAGTTATCTCCGGAGGTTAAGGTTGTAGAAGCCATTGAAGCAGTCGAAAAGAAAGCACTGGAGGTGCAGTCATGAGCGGCAAGGTACATCACACAGTCTACAAGCCACGTTATCAGGCTTACATCCTCGACACCGTAACAGATCACGACGGAAACGAACTGCCCACCAGAGAGGCTAAGATCAAGCGTCTGTTCGAGCGGTTCAACTCAGAGAACGGATGGAGAGTTGCTCAAGTTGGCAAACAGAAAGCGATAGCAGACTGGTTGTCTGGTCTGGCTCTTCCAGTCGCTTTTTACAATGGCGACATTATCGACATGGCTATTGAGTTTGGCTCAATCGACTCTAACCCAAGCGAAAAACTCCAAGACAAGGTCCTCGATGGTTACTGGTCATTCATGGCGAACATCATCTGTGGCATGGAAAAGGAGTTAATCTAATGGAATTGTTTAGCCTTATTCTTACGGTTTATGACCTTTCATTTGTGATCGATCATGGGCTGACCTTTGAGGATTGCAAAGGATTGTTGGAGCAGTGGAGCCCCACAATGCAGAGCGACGATGCAACTGTCGTTTGTGGGAAGGAGGTGACGTCATGAATCGTCGTGAAGCACTCCTCGCAATCTTAGGGGACGTCGTTGGCGTCCTCTCCATCTTCGGTACATTTTACGTCAGTCTTTGGATCTGCGCTGCACTTATGGGAGTAAACTAATATGCTTAAACTAATCGCAAAGAACGACGTGACAGACGCGGAGAGCGTTGAGTTGTTCAAGACTTTTAATGGTTACGCTGTCCGCTATGGATTGCAGGTCGAAAGTACAACGGACGTCAACGAAGCACTGACAGAGTATTCAGCGTGCATCGCTCATGCGCTGTCTTGCTCTGGTGAGTGTACAGAACTGGGAGAGACATCATGAGACTTTACACAGACGAGCAGGGCCAATGGTTTGGCACTCAAGCAGACGCACGACGCAATGCGCCGAGAGTTTGGAAAGAGGTAGATGTTCCAGTAGCCAAGCAGGACTTACTGGACTTCCTCAACAGCAACACAGTCGGTAAGGAGGGACAGGGGTCTACTGGAACGCGTAAGGATCCAGAAGCAGCACCAGTCCCCGAGTTGCTGTCAGACCATGCTGCATCTTGGGTCGCGTGGGCGTTGGACAACATCACCCGAGGCGACACCAAGGCGGCAAAAGAAATGCTCATTAAAGGCCTGACCATTCAACGCCAGATAGTTGGAGGTAAATCATGAGCCGCATTCAACTGAAAGGCTTCGAGCCAGTCACAACAGTAAACTTGTGTCCGTCTTGGGAGACGGTCGCGGAGATCTGCTTGATGGTCCTACAAAACCCAAGCGCAGAGGCACAGTCGATCATCGACGCAGAACAACAGATCCGCCACATGGCAAAGATAGCAGCGGCAGCCGTCGCAGAACAGGAGAAGAGATCATGAGCGACTTT